GTTGTTAATCCCATGTGCGTGAACAAGTTATAGTTCCGGCTAACGTTTGGATTGTTATAATGATGCCAAGTATTGTCAATCTTAACTTCAGTATGTACGTGTATGTCGCAACCCATTATTTACTCTCCTATTACCGATTTTGAAGTGGGGTTTCTATTTGTTCTTTCCAGTAATACATGTCGTCATCAAGACGTTGAATCAAATCCAATACTCTGTCGTTGTCGCTAGTAGTCAAATCATAAACTCCGTTGTGGTTCTTCCAACAGTCTCGTAATAGCTCGATAAGGGTTTCGGTTGTTTCTAGTTCATATTTCATTTAGTTGTCCTTACTGTTAGTTCAAAATCACCCCAACCACTGGTGTGACATTCTTGTGTTTTTATTTCTTTAATGTAACCTTCGCGAAGAAGATATGGAAAAAATGTTATGGAATTCTTATACTTTCCATCTTGAATATCATACATTTTTTTACTGTAGATAACAAATTGTAAGTAATCATCATCATAACCGCGGTCGAATTCGAGTTCTTCATCGAACTCAATACCAACATGACGAGCCCATTCTTCGACTAGTTCTACAAAATTAAAGTCTTTTAGAACACGAAAGAAAGCTTCCCATCGGTAATCAGAATACTCACCTTCTGTCCAGACGAGATAGTTTCCAGTTTTTTGATAACGATCCATATAACACCATTAGTTGTTAAAAAATAAAAAGTATATTACACTTCCGACAAGAGCAAGTTTCACTAGAGCCCAGGTAATTTGACCGTTTCTATATGAAGGCCAACAATCATTGCAGATCCATGCAATTTTATTTCTGTAATGATTTCTAGCACCTATTCTTGTAGACTGTTTTCTTGATGGATTAAAAGAAGCACCAACACTGTGACCAGAATTTACGGTTTGATTTGTTTTGTGCATTCTTGTTACAGGATATCGATGATGGCAACTTGCACATTCCTTTGTCGCTGGACGACCCATAATATAATACCTCAAAAAATTGGTAGGACGGGGAGGATTCGAACCTCCGACCAACGCCTTATAAGAACGCTGCTCTCACCGCTGAGCTACCGTCCCAAAAAGGGAGGCCCGAAGGCCTCCAAGGAGACAACAAGAGAACTACTATGCAACCTCTGCCATTTCAAGTGCAGTAGTCAAAGCATTTTCTTTTGCTTTCTTACCAGCACCGAACCAAGCAGAAGTAATACGAGTGTCGCTAGAGCGACCAACCACATGATCCATCATATAAGTGACAGCATTGAAAGCCTGCCACCAAGTACCTGCTCCATGTGCAGCACCAGGTTGAGTGTGAATGATTTCAGCACTCAGCTTCGCGTTACGGGAGAATTTCTTCTCACCTTCGGTCTTTTTAGTAGCAATCGGAAACACACGATCAAAGTATTCCATCAGTGTTTCGTTCTTGTACTTCTTAGAACCAAGAAACTTTGCAGCTTCTTTATAGGTGTCAAGTTTTTCTTTCGCAACACCAAGCGTTTCTTTCACTAATTCAGCATCAAATGCGCGACGGTGATTGACTTTCACCATACGATTTGATTCACTGTTTAACGAAAGCGTCAGCGTGTTATTACAAACAACACGAATAGGAGTCATCCGAACATCGATGGTCATACCATAAGTGTGCGGATTTGAGAACAGCAAATACTGTTCAATTACATCTTCCTTGAAGACTTCAAAGGCATCGTTGACCTTTGCAAGTGCCCATACACGACGGCCGTCCATAAGAGAACCAGCGGTGTGCATTTCCATATCACCAGACTTTACAAAGTCATCGAAGAACTCGAAAGCCTCTACATTTTGTAGCGGATTCCATTCTTCACCAACCATGTCAAGCACGGTGTTGTCCGTAGTACGGATAAGAGCCTGTTTACCAGGAGCGTGATAAACCGTGTCATCTTCTTGACCGAAGAAATACAATGGTTTTTTCTCCACTTCCCAGTTAAGACCAGCTTTCTCAAGCATTTGCTCAGGTGAAAGGTCGTTTGGAACACGGACACCAAGACCGTGCCAAGGAACTTCACCGGCGTATGCCATCGTTTCAACTTCATGACTCATAATATATTACCTCTTACATTCAAAAAAATTTGGTAGCCATGGCCGGATTCGAACCGGCAAGCCCGAAGGGCCACAGATTTTAAGTCTGTTGTGTATACCAATTCCACCACATGGCCGTTGTTTACTAGCATCCTCTGATTATCGAGTAGCATTTCCTAGTGTCCATCCATTATATCACATTTAATATCGTTTGTCAACCCCTTTTTAAAACTTTTTTGCGATTAATTTTCAGAACATGGATCCATTGTATCACATCCGGAGCCACTTGTCAACCCCTTTTTGAAACTTTTTTTAATTTTTTTAAGAGATATAAGAGCGTCTAAGAGAATCTTCAATGAAATCAGTGACTTACGACTCCTCTTATAAATAGTATTAGATAAGACGCAATAATAGGAGACAAGAATGAATTTTTTAACAAAAACAGTCGCAGTTGGATTGTTTCTTGTGAGCTCTGCTGTTTCTGCTCTGCCGATATATTCGGGTGGATATAACTATTTAGGAAGCGTTCCTCGAAATCTTTCTTTGAATGGTGATCCTCATAATATCAGCATGATAGATGAAATTCTGAATCAAAATTCAGAAGCTATCTTAGTTGACGGTCTAACAGAAGCAGAAGAAGTCCTCGTTTTTGGAATATCAGCCAGTTTAGGATATGCGGATGAGCGTTCCTTTAATTGGTCCGTTACTGGCGATATGCCTTGGAGCGTCGCGGGGTTTGGAGTAAAGGCGGGCCCTACCCATTACTATTTTTCATTAGATGAAAACATACCGATACCTGTGTCTGGTACCTTGAATTTATTAGAAGAATTAGTAGAAGAAGGATTTGACCCTAAAGATGTTAGAGGCGTAAGTCATGTTGATATATTCGGTGTGACAGAAAATGATAATGTAATTGTCGCGGCACCCGAAACTGCAATCCTTGCAGCCTTTGGTCTTATAGGTATTGTCGCATTTCGTAGGAAGAAATATAATGAACAAAATTATGGAGAATTATACCTTTCAAAAAAACAATATACTTTTCAAAGGAATCTGTTTTTATAACACTCTAGGAATAAACTATTGGTCTATTCCTAAATGTGGTAATACCACATTTAAAACCTTTTTCTATACCTTAGAAAATAATTTAAGTAAACCTACAAAAACTATGGATATTCATCGAAAATTATACACACAGTATATTAGTGAGGAAGAATCGAGAAATAATAAAAATTTAAATGTATGTTTTACCAGAAATCCTTATGAAAGATTTTTAAGCGGATACAAAGACATATTTAAAGATAGAGTTCTGATGAGTTCTGAAGAATTAAAAAACAGAGGAACAAAAGAAAAAATAGGTTTCGAGGGAGAAATAACTTTAGACAATGTAATAGAATTTATTAGTTTTATACCAAACAAGTATAGAGATATACATTTTAAAACACAATATTCTTATATAGAAAATAGTTTAGATTTATTTGAAAAAAAATATATCATCGATTTAAATTCTTTAGAAAAGAAATGGCCATTCAATTATAAAAAACCTGATTTTATTTTGAACAAAAGTCGCACACATGCAGATGAGCTTTCTGAATCACAAAAAAGGAAAATATATAAAATATATGAGGAAGATTTTGAAAATTTTAGATATGATTTATAGGAAAAAATATGATTGGTCTAAGAACACTGGTTTTAAATGCAGATTACCAACCTAAGAATCTTTTAAAATTAGAAGCCATTCCAGTAGAACATGCACTGTCAGACTTCTTTTCACAAAATTGTGTGGTCGTCGATACTTATGATCGCGTCGTTAAAACGATGAAAGTGGAAAATAGAGTGGCAATACCTTCTGTCATTGCATATAAGAAAATGCACCGAAGACCGGAAAAACTAGCTTTACATAAAAGAAATTTATTGTTGCGGGATGGATACGAGTGCGTCTACTGCGGTATTCCATTGAATGAAGATGTGGTCACATTCGATCATTACATTCCGGTATCAGATGGAGGTCCAACTGAGTGGACCAACATTCTGAGCTCTTGTAAGAAATGCAACCATAATTATGGCAGGACACCAGCACACAAAAAGAAACCGAAACATAAACCATACTACCCTAGTTATCACAAACTAGCACACATGAGAAGGTACTATGAAATTGCAGTGGACCACGAGTCGTGGATCCACTGGTTAGGTCCTTGGCACGCCGAGATAAAGGTTAAGAACTAAAATATATCCTTTTACACTCTTCATAATTTTTAGATTTTATCATTAATCTCAAAGAAATTCTATCAGGTTCTACAGAAATACCTCTGTGTTTCTTTGTCAAATTGTTTAATAAGGCACACTTATAAAAATAATCATTTTTTTCATCTTCTTCATAAAAACGAAGTGATTCAAAATCATGCGATAAAGGTATACACAAAGATAAATTAAAGTCGCGATGAATCCAATCTAAAGTCCTATGAAATTTTAGAAAAGCGATGCGATAATCTTTATCGGTCATATGAAATATATCTTCAAATTGAGACACCACTTTACAGATTTCTTCATTTTTTTCTCTCGACAGAAAACATCTTGAAAAAAAAATTTCGGCCATATTTGATATTTCATTATAATTCCACTTTACAAAATTCTTATTTCCTTTTTCTGTAACTGCATAGGTGTAATAATTCCATAAAGAAGGAGAATCAAGATATCTATTTGCTTCCGATAAAAGTTTTTCTCTATCGTATTCTATATCAACATCGAAAAGGTAATCGGATCTTATCATGAATTAACGTATCGTTTACCAATATTATATTTTGAAACTAACTGCCAATCATTCTTTTCTTTATGAGGTAGAACCTTAATCTTGGATAGAGGAGCCTGATGTTCTTCTATCTGAGATGGATCTACCAACTTTACGAGCCCCCATTCTGAAAGAAGACGAGCGATAGTATTTCTTCTAGCCACATCATCTTCTGTCATATTAAATGGTTTACCATCAAGAGCGAATAGTTCTTTGAAGTGAACAATAAAATATCTTTGTCGTTTGTGGAGAATATGACAACTCTGATACAGTGTCATTTTTTCTACATCGTCAACTACCTGTTGCTTTTTAGATGCAATTCCGATACGTGTAAGCGTTTCTCTAATCTTTAGGAAATCGTCGTCTCCACCGATTTCCACTTCGATTAAATCATTTATGTCGAAGTTCATTTCACACCACCTTTTTCTAATTTTTTTCTCATTCTATCTAAATCTTCATTACTGAATAGATCTAGTACCTGTTTTGCTTTTTCGTAACTATAACCATAATATTCAACGATTGTATTCAAGTCATCGTTCTTTTCAGGTTTAGTCCACTTAGCGAACCTCTTCTTAGGTCTTACTGTATTTATAAAAAACAAGTATTGTAAATCTTTATCCAGATGCGAGAACTGATTCATGGCATTAGCCAACATCAGCGTATCATTGTGATAAGACAATGCACGATTGACCATGAAGGGGTTGTAATCCTTTACAACCACTTCTTTATTGTCACTTTCCTCTAGAAGATTTTTACCACTGTTAATGCTATTTACATAATCAAACGGGTTCATTTGAACTCACACTCCATCATAATCTCAGTCAAGCAAGCCACAAGATTAATTTCTTGGTCGACTACAAACGCACTTTTGTAGCCATAGTCGGCAAGAATTAAAACAATTCGCGGCACACTTGCTGGTTGAAGAACATTACATGAAGCATCATATAGTTTACGAAACATCACCGAGGGTTCAAGATCAGAATTCTTACCAACCCACTTTCGCATTTCTTTAAAGTTCTTTTTCTTTAGAAAAGTAATGATCTCTTTAAAGTTATCGTCACTTAGGTTTGCAAGAACACCTGCATCAATCACACTACCAGTGGCTGAGTATCGTTGAAGTTCATTCAACACACGGCGCCAATCCGGAAAATGTTTCATAATAAGTTCGGCAATTACTTCATCTTTATATTCTACATTGTTTTCTTCTAGAATGTCTCGTATACGAGCCATAAACTGTTTTGCCAGTTTTGGTTTATCCTTAACACGCAAATTAAAGTCAACAACAGAACATCTAGAATGAAGTGGTTCAATGATACGATTCTTGAAATTGCAGGTCATAATAAAACCACAATTCTTTGAATACTCTTCCATAAAATTACGAAGCGCAGGTTGAGTAGATTGTGGGTTGAGATAATCAGCCTCATCAAGAATCACATACTTACGATTACCACTAAACGACATGGTAGAAGCAAAGTCGCGAATCTCAGTACGCAAAGTATCAATGTTACCATTCATAGAACCGTTAATAACAATGTATTCAAAATCACATTCTTCTAACATGGCGCGAGCTACTGTAGTTTTACCTACACCAGCACCGCCACTTAGAAGAAGGTTTGGAACATAGTTTGATTTTACGAATTCAGAAAAAGTATTTTTAAGGTCTGTTGGAAGAACGCAATCGGCAATGGTTCGTGGTCGGTATCTCTCCACCCACAGTTGATTCACATCAGTCATAATAAACTCCAATTAAATTAATTAGTCTTGTTCCAGCGCGATAAAATACTCCACTTTTTCTGGCCTAGAAGACCACTTTGAAATGCCCTTGTCTGAAATACTCACATTGTAATCGAAAGGCATTACTTTTAGATTATCAGAACGATAAGTAAACGAGTATTCACCCTCATGTTCACAGATAAATGCTTCGAAACGGTTACCACCAGGATTCTTTATATCGCAAGCCACAAGAGACAGTTGATTGTCTTTCACTTCGACAAGGACATTTGGAAACTGCATGATATTACACGACTGCATAACTTTTTGCATAACATCATTTGTAAGAACGAATGTTACATCTTCACTAGGAAGTTTCATTTCTTTTGCTGGGGGTGTAGTGATAATATCTTTTTCTACATAACCATACCTCTGTTTATAGGCATCACTATGAATTTGCATATAAGTATCTTTTAATTCAATCTCTGCATTATCGACAAGAGACAGACAACCAAGAAACTGATTCAAATCATAGATACCAAAAGGTGAGTCGAAATCTTCTTCAACGGTAGCCTTCGCAAGAATTGTTTTGGCAGGTGAAATGGTACGCAGTACATTACCCTCATCTACCCAAATCGATTGATTGATACCAGAAAAACTTTTCAAAACATCACACATTTCATTAGACACTTTCATTTTATATACCTCATTAATAAACGAACAACCATTATATCATATTTTCAGTAGCTTGTCAACTACTGTTTGATCTTCTGTGAAGGATCTGCTGTTGCACTTGCACCGATTGTTGCAAGATCAATAAGAGAACCACCGAAGAAATAAGAACCCATATGTTGTGTCTTCATCCAAGGACACATCCATACTTTGATACCTGCTTTTCTTGCCCATTGACAGAACATATAATCTTCTGAGAGATATCGTTTTGTATCTGGATCAATGACACAATCAAAGTAAGCCATAATTTCACGAGAACCGTCGAAGTTTGCAGTACGAACATGATCTGGTTTGTACTTAAACTCTGGGTACGCAGCCTCGTATTTCTCAAAAGCTTTGCGTTGAATCATCATGAATCCAGTACCACCTTCAAGCACTTCTACTGGTTCATTCAAAGCAATCTGAGTTTGTCCTGCAGCAGGGTTGAAAACATAATCACCCACATATCTGTTAAGATTTTGTGGATTATCATCTGCATAACCTTTATCTACTGCGAGTTTAATCTTCTCCCAAGAAATTGTTTTCTTAGGATAAGGACCACACACAATGTCTTTATCGCTGTCGGGGTCTGCAACAGCAGCCAATGCAAGAACATCGTTCGGGTCAAATCCAATATCACTGTCAATGAACATTAGATGTGTAAACTTTTCATTACGAAGAAATTCGTCTACACAATAGTTTCTTGCACGAGTAATAAGAGATTCATTAAAAAGATAAAAGAACTCTATTTCAATTCCATAATGTGAGGCAAGTCGAGCTAGATCAACACTTGATTTTGTGTATTGACCACCACACATTGCACCATACATTGGTGTAGCAACAAAGATTTTTCTCTTTCTCAACTCACCTACATCAATTGATAATTCCATAATTTCTCCTTAATTGAATAATTCATTTCTGTTATATATGTTCCTCATTTCATTTAAACTGGTATCATAAATCAGTTGTAAAGAAACCCTGATTTTATCATTATTCACCACTCGATGCCTAATATTCGGATCGAAAGCATAACACTCGATACCAAAGGTTATTTCACCAGATTCCATTTCACAACTAGCAAAATTTTCGGATAAAGGAAAAACAATAACAGTATTTCTTTTGAATTTTGGATTATCTACATGCCATTTAACATTTTTATTCGGATTAACTCTACAGATAGTAAATTTATCAGGTTTTTTTCTGAAATCGTTTAACAATGGTTTAGAAATATCACATAATTCTTTTTCTGGATCTAAAAAAAATTTTAGATTCATGTATTCATTTTTTCCTGTAGAGTAATGATCGTAATAATATGAATCAGGAACAGACTCAGCTAATAAAAGCATCTCTCTTTTTATTTTTTCATCGATTTTATAATCGATAGGAAACCAAGATAATTCCATAAAACATCACTTGTTAAAAAGGTGGATCATCGTAATTTAAAGTATACGAAGGTTTACCTTTATTACCATACACTAATTCGTTATCTTTATAACTATCTTCATCATGATTATATATGGCCATGACAGCATAATGAATCACTTTCATCAAATCTTTACGGGCGTCTGCACGATTGCCTTTCTTACCATATCTTTGTGCATATTTAAGAATGTTGCCCATGAAGAAACCTTCGCCGTGACCAGCATCCATAATGAACTCTGAAGCTTCGATTTGATTCGCAGCATAGTGTTGTGAATAGGTACCATTTATATAGTCAGCAACTTGAAGCAGTATTTCATCTTCGTTGTACTTGTAATCAATCTCACTCATTTTATAAATTTCTCCAAATTCGGTTCTCTGTAATCAGGGCCCTTGAGAACCTTACCATCTTCACGATAAATTGGTGTACCATCTGGTCCTAACTTACTCATATTAGAACTGTGAACCTCTTTAAAACATTTATCGAGGTTAATACCATACGCATGACCTGCACCATAAACAACATACAATAAGTCTGTTAGTGCGTCAGCAATACCTACCAAGTCATCCTTCTCTACAGCTTCACCGAACTCATCCAGTTCTTCTGCAATCAAAGAGTATCGAAGTGTAGAAGTATCATGGTCGACCAGTTTTGGTTTCATTTGAACATTTTGTCCAAAGGCCGTCATAAAATCACCCACACGTTTAAAATTAGTTTTGAACATTATCTACCCACCTGTTTCAAGTATTTTTCTTTCGTTTCTTCCCAAGTCATAGTACAAATATCACTGTAGAAAAGAGTTTCGTTTAAATTCGTTCTTTCATTTTTAATTAAATTCTGTATGCGTTTTGCTGCATACTTTTTCTTCCATAAGTCTGTAAGATACTCAACACTGGTATCAAAAGACTTAACAAGTTTATCCTCTTCTATTTCGCCACGAAGAAATTCTCTTGTGTTAGTATATAGCGGAGAATAATATATGCCTCTTTGATGGTCAGAACGAATAATCTCCTTAGGTATTTTTAATTTAGAAAATATTCTAGTTCTATAACGATTACGATGGTCTCTTTTCAATTGCATACCGTCTGGTCTTTTGGCCACATAATAAGTGAAATATTTTTCTGTATCATGTTTCTTACAGTAACGAAGCATTTCTCGTTCAGTTTCTTTTGTAAGTTCGTAAGTCAAAGAACCCGAAGAATAACCCATTTTCTTCCAGTGTTTTAGATTATCATACTGAGAAAGACCACCAGCTTTAGATTTACCATAAAGACTGGTAGTGGTGACAGATACAAGAGTATCACCATAGTTTTCTTTCCACTGTTTTTGAACTACATCTGAAAGGCAAAGAAGAGCCAACAGTTTACCACCAACATAATTAAAACCAAGTGGTTGTAAAGGTACAATTGTAGAACCAATACAACTATGATTTAATTTACCACTAGATGTTTTATATTTTCTTTCCCAACCAATAAAATCGTCTCTTGGAGTCAAGTCAATAAAATCACCAGTGATACAAATAACACCTAGATATTTACCTGTCACACGGTCACGAATGATATAATGAAGGTTACGACCAATATTAGAATTGTTTTTCATTGTACTTGTGAAGGTACGAATACAATTCCATTTGTTGATGCCTGAACCAACACTTTCTTTATCTTTTTTAATTTCGTCGGTGTAAACCATTTCAATATCTAAGTTTTCAAAGTCTTGTTCATTCTTTGGAAACCAGATTTTACTTTCACATTCACGAATAAGTTGTTCGTGTTCTTTATCTTTAATCTGAAGCTCATCACCAAAAAGTGTAGATACCTTTTCTGAAGGATATCTTTGATGTATCTCAAGATACTTTTGATACAAGGTGTATTCTTCTACAGGCATACAACTTACATCAGTTAGGTCCTTTATAACACGATTACGAAGTTCTTCTTCTGAAAGAATATCGTCTTCGATAGGATTAGAATTCAACCATTTGTCATACTGATTCTGTACATATTCATCAAACATTATAAATCAATCCTCAAACAAGGTACACTAGAATTTTTATAGAACTCTAGTTTAATTGAAATACCACAAAATTCTTTTTTCAATTCACTCATCAAGAAATTAATGTCATAAAAAGTTACCATTTCACTCACATTCATAGGAATTGGAAACGTTTTAATATTCTTATATATGCTATCATTGTTGGTTAATATAAGTATATTCTCTGTACAATCTAAGAAATTGACACAATCTCCATATTGAACCACTCTTTTATCAAAGAAGAATTTTTTAATTTTCAAATCATCAGATAGAAAAGAAACAACTATTCTTTTAGGAGATAAATCAATCATCCATGATAATGTTTCGACCAATTCATTATAATCTGTATGACTAAAAACACTCCAGGCCCATATAACATCGTAACGTTTAAAATGTTTTTTTGGGTCAAATAGAGTTATTTCCTTTTTACCATTATGATTATAAGCCCAATTATATCTATCATAGTATAGAAAATCTGAAAGAGGAAATTCTTTCCAACCAGATTTAATAGATTCTATAGAAACATCTATACAGGTATAATTCGATTCTTTTATTTTTCCTTCTGAGAAATAAAGCAAATTGCCTCTATTACCACCAAAATCCAACACATTATTAAAGTTCACATCTTTAAAGGCTTCTTGAAATAAAGGAAACCTATTTGTAAAATCAGTTCTAGGATGTATCTCGTTGGATGTTTTGATTTTGTGCATATTTTTCACTTTTAAGATGAATAGGAATATCTGAATCTTTCAAGGGATAACCCGCATCCCTATACTCCTTTTCCTTTTCTAGAAATTGATCACGTTCATCTTCCGAATATTCCTTCCAATCTTTGAAATCCAACCAACCCAGTCTTTGGTAATCCAACCAGGCTGTATGACATTTCTGGCAACAATAGTGGCCTTCATGTTGTCTCCAAACATTAGTGCCTCTTCGTTTCATTTCGGACAGTTTTTCATAAGATTGTAAAGGTGCAGCAGGCCTGCTGCATCCTTTACAATCACACATAGGTCGGTCTTGAGATTCAGGACCGAAATATTCAACACCATACAAGGTGTATATAGGAATAGGTTCAACTTCTTTACTCATCATCATCCTCTATATCAATAAAATCAATGTCAAGCCCCTTTCGGACTTCATTAGTGAGTTTTTCTACCCTCTTTTTGTAATCCCACCCCAACAAAGATGCTTTTTGTCCATCTTCGTATGGCGGTTTTCTTCCGGTACTATAGTATTGATCAGCAGTTAAATCTATTCTTTTTCCGTTTAGATCTAAACACCACCAATGCCAAATACCTTCATCATCTTTAGCACGATACATTTTAAGATTCTTGTGACCAAAGATT